AAACTGGGGATTATGAATCCGCAGCAGATGAATTTTACGACAGTAGGTGGGCTTCCCAAGTTGGAGATAGAGCTTTAGAAGTTTGCCAGATGATTAGATCTGGCGAATATCAGGAGAGATAGAATGTTAGCATTTCCGGGGCAATATAATAGAATGCCTCCCCGCATGCCAAATATGGGTGGAATGAGTCGTGAAAGTTAGAAGAATAGCAGAGAATTTGGGTTATGGCAGAAGTATCACTCAAAGATTTTGACGTCCTGTCTCAACAAGACAAGACAGAAGCTGTTGCTCTTTTAAACAGATATGACCAGATAGAATTACAAGATAAGTGTCAGGGCGACTTTATTAGCTATGTAAAACATCTTTGGCCAGAGTTTATTGAGGGTCGCCACCATAAAATTATTGGTGATAAGTTTAACAAGATTGCCCAAGGGAAATTAAAACGGCTGATAGTATGTTTGCCGCCAAGACACTCTAAATCTGAATTTGCCAGCACTTACTTTCCAAGCTGGATGATGGGTTTGCGCGGCGATTTAAAAATTATACAAACCACCCACACGGCGGAGCTTGCAGTTAGGTTTGGTCGTAAAGTCAGAAATATTATTGATAGCGATGAGTATCAAAATATTTTCCCAGATCTAAAGCTAGAGCCTGATAATAAAAGTGCTGGCAGATGGACCACAAACCAAGATGGTGAATCGTTTTATGCTGGTGTAGGCGGCGCAATTACAGGCCGCGGCGCGGATCTGCTTATAATCGATGATCCGCATTCTGAGCAAGACGCTATGTCACCGACGGCCATGGAAAGTGCATATGAGTGGTACACTTCTGGCCCCCGACAGCGTTTACAGCCTGGCGGCACCATAATAATCGTGATGACTCGCTGGTCCACAAAAGACCTGGTTAGCAAGGTGCTCAAGCATCAAAGCGCAGAACACGCTGACCAATGGGAGATTATAGAATTTCCCGCGATAATGCCAGAGTCAGAAACGCCTTTGTGGCCGGAATATTGGACAAAAGAAGAGCTGTTATCCGTTAAAGCTTCTTTGCCTGTCTCAAAATGGAACGCTCAGTGGCTGCAAAACCCTACAGCTGAAGCTGGGGCAATCGTTAAAAGAGAATGGTGGAATCGTTGGGAGCAGGAAGATGTGCCTCCATATTCTTATGTAATACAAAGCTATGACACGGCTTTTAGTAAAAAAGAAACCGCCGACTATTCTGCCATAACAACCTGGGCGATATTTAAGCCTGGCGTTGATGGAGATGAGGAATCAGAACAAATAATGTTGCTTGACGCAAAAAGAGTGCGCGTTGATTTTCCTGAATTAAAAAAAATAGCCTGGGATGAATATAAATATTGGGAGCCTGATTGCGTATTAATTGAAGCAAAGGCAAGCGGTACACCTTTAACACAAGAATTAAGACGAATGGGAATACCAGTAACATCCTATACTCCAAGCCGAGGGCAAGATAAGGTGGCAAGAATGAACTCTGTAGCGCCAATATTTGAAAGTGGCATGGTTTGGGCCCCAGAAGAAGATTTTAGTGATGAGGTTATTGAAGAAATGGCAAGCTTCCCTTACGGAGATCACGATGACTACTGCGATAGTGCCACAATGGCCCTGATGAGATTCAGGCAAGGTGGTTTTTTATCGCTTGAAGCAGACTATCCCGATGAAGCTGATTTTTTAAATAAGAGGCGTGTGGTGTATTATTAGCAACTAGCAAAAGTAAAGTGTTACACTGAATTATGGTCATAGAAAAAAGAGAACAAATTGCGAAAGATACGCCAGAGGTGCAAGTCACTGGCTCATCTGTCGAGGTTTTTCCAGAGGCTTCTCGTGCAGATCAAATCAGAGACGCTGCTGAAATATTAGTTTCAGAAGAAGGTGTTTTATTGGGCGACGAGCAATTAGAAGAAGACGTTCCCCCAATGGAATTTGGCGCGAATTTGTCCGATTTTATTGATGACAAAATTTTAAAAAAGATTGCTTCTGATATTTTAGCGTCAATCAACCAAGACAAAGAATCAAGATCAGACTGGGAAAAAACTTATACCGACGGTCTCAAATATTTAGGCATGAAGTTTGATGAGGGTAGATCACAACCTTTTGAGGGTAGCTCTGGCGTTATTCACCCTATTTTGGCAGAGGCCGTTACCCAATTCCAGGCACAGGCTTACAAAGAAATGTTGCCGCAAAAAGGGCCTGTAAAAACACAAATTATTGGCGCGAGGACTGTTGAGACTGAAACGCAAGCTGATCGCGTTCAGGAATTTATGAACTTCTACATCATGAATGTGATGGAAGATTACGATCCAGAGCTGGATATGCTGCTCTTTTATCTACCCCTGGCTGGCAGCGCATTTAAAAAAGTTTATTTTGATAACGTCCTCAACAGGGCGGTTTCTAAGTTTATTGCACCTGAAGATTTGATCGTGCCGTATGAGGCATCCGATTTATCTAGCGCTGAGCGCGTAACGCACGCCATCAGCATGTCTGTGAACGAAATTAAAAAACAACAACTTTCTGGGTTCTATTCGGACGTGGATGTCGGTATAAATTCCTATGATAGTAATGAATCGGAAGTTGAAACCGAAATAGATACATTGCAAGGCATCAAAGCAAGTTATGCAGAAGACAGGGACCATAATGTTTTTGAAGTGCATACTATTTTAGATTTAGAAGGATTTGAGGATGCTGGAGAAGATGGCGAGCCAACAGGATTGAAATTACCATACATTGTTACGATTGACGAACAGTCGGAACAGGTTTTGGCCATACGAAGAAACTATAACATTGGGGATGCTTACAAAAACAAGATCAACTTCTTTGTGCAATATAAGTTTTTACCTGGTCTTGGTTTTTATGGTTTAGGTCTGTCTCACATGATTGGCGGAATATCAAAAGCCAGCACATCTATATTAAGACAACTAATTGATGCCGGAACATTAGCTAATTTGCCAGCTGGCTTTAAAGCCAAGGGCATGAGAATACGCGATGAAGATGATCCGCTGCAACCAGGTGAGTTTAGAGATATTGATACAACCGGCGGATCGCTAAGAGATAACCTTATCCCGCTGCCAATAAAAGAACCAAGCCAGGTGCTTATGTCGTTGCTGGGCATTCTTGTAGATTCTGGAAAGCGTTTTGCAGCAATAGCTGACATGAATATAGGTGATGCGAATGCAGCCATGCCTGTTGGTACAACCGTTGCTCTTTTAGAAAGAGGCACGAAGGTGATGAGTGCAATTCATAAAAGGCTGCACTATTCTCAGAGGCTTGAATTCCAATTGCTTGCTAAAGTATTTTCCGAATATTTACCACCAGATTACGGATATGACACAGGCACGGGCCCTGGTGCAATCAAGCAAACAGATTTTGATGATCGTATCGACATTGTTCCTGTTTCAGATCCAAACATATTTAGTCAATCTCAAAGAATCACACTTGCCCAAGAGCTGTTGACAATGGTGCAGAGCAACCCAGAGATCCATGGACCCATTGGGATGTTTGAAGCTTACAAGAGAATGTATGCGGCTTTAGGGGTGGACAATGCTGAGACCCTGTTACAACCACCTCCAGACCTGACCCCTAAACCAATCGATTCGGGATTAGAAAATGCCGGCTTGATGATGGGCCAGTTCCAACAAGCTTTTGAATCGCAAAATCACCAATCTCATATTGAGGCGCATAGAAGTTTGTTTTTGACGCAGGTGGTCAAAGAAAACCCACAGATACAGTCAATCATCATTAGCCATTGTATGCAGCATTTGCAGTTTATGGCTTCTCAACTTGCGCAAGAACAAATACCGGATGAAGTAAAAGAACGCATCCAGGGGGTTCAAGGGCAAATGCAACAGTTGCCACCAGACCAGGCGCAAGCAGCTGCAACAGAAATACAGATGTTAAACGATCAATTTGCGGCACCGATTTTGGCGCAGCTGACGCAAGAGTTTTTACAATCTATTGGCCAGGGTGGTGCAGACGATCCACTGGTGGCGATACGTCGACAAGAATTAGACCTTAAAGATAAGCAAATGGACCAAGAACAGACCCAGTTTGAAATGAAACAGGGGCAGCGAAGCCAAGAAAAATTGTTAGAAAATGAAATCCAGCGTCGGCGTATAAATGTGCAAAAAGATGTTGCTGATGATAAGCTGGATGTGTCAATTCAAAGACTGAGGCAGCAAGCGGACCTGAAGCTGCGAGAATTGGAACAAAAAATGAGAGGCTAGGTCCAGGAGTGAAAACATGAACAGCGATAGAGTCGATGAAATTGCGGCACTGAGGGCGCAAAAAAAACTGGACCGCCAGGCAGAGATTGAAGCCAGAGAAGCCAAAGAGGCTGAAGAAGCTAAGTCACATGCAGCAAACATGGCAAGAATAGCTAAAAAAATGGCTAGGATTGAGGCTGGAAACAATACTGTAGTTGAAGAGCCAGCAGCAGCTGAAGAACCGGCTGCAAAACCAAAAGTGGCGCCCAAAAAGAAAAAAGTGCCCGCGAAAAAACCAACGGCTAAGGCAAAAGGGAAGCCAAAAGGCAGACCTAAAGGTTCAAAAAAGGTTCAAAAAATAGAAAATAGGAGAGGTTATGGCTATTAAAAAGGTGCCAAGTAACAAGTCGTTTGATAAACCAAATCCTAATGCGATTGGTAAAAACAACGGCGTTACTGCAACTGTCAATATGAAAGGCAAGGGTGCTGCAACGAAAGGCTTGAAATTTAAAGTTAGGAATTAGGAATTAAGCGTTGTCAAGCAAATGGAAGAACTTACTTATTTTGACATTATTAAGAGATTAGTCAGGGAGCGTGAAACGCAGATCTCTGAGACGCTTATGTCCGGTGCATTAGAAAGTATAGAACATTATAAGTTTTTGCAAGGCGAGCTAAATGCGCTATACTATATTGAAGGTGAGCTGAAAGAGCTTAACAAGGATAAATAGCATGGCGGGGGCAGCGACAGAAACGGTTTTAGATGCGTATGTTGACCAAGACGATAGAGTTTTAGATCCTACGCTTTTAGATCAATCTGTTTTAGACCGAATGCCACAGCCAACCGGCTGGCGGATGCTTGTCTTACCTTATGGCGGCAAAGTCCAGTCAAAGGGCGGTATTTTGCTTACTCAAGAAACGCTCGACAAAGAAGCTTTAGCAACCGTGGTTGCTTATGTTGTTAAGCAGGGGCCTTTATGTTACGAAGACAAAAACAAATATGGCGACAAGAAATGGTGTGAAGAGAAGCAATGGGTTCTCATTGGCCGTTATTCTGGCGCTAGATTTAAGCTGGACGATGGCGCAGAGGTCCGAATTATTAACGATGACGAGGTTATCGCCACAATCTTAAATCCAGATGATATACTGAGCGTCTAATATGGCAGAAAATAATCAAGCAGAAGATCTAGAAATCGACATTAAAGTCGAGGAGCCTGATGACGAACTAGAGACCTATACGAAATCGGTTTCCAAAAGAATTAACAAGCTGAACGCCAAAACGCGAGCAGCTGAAGAAAGAGCAGCGATGGCTGAGCAAATAGCGCAGTC